GCAACTACAATTGTGTTTTTATGTTTGTCTAAAGCAGTTGCAGCATCGTCTACTGCAATCTCTTGATATGGTCTTAAAATCATTGTTTGTTCCCTTGTAAATCGGGTAGCTTTGCGGCATCGGTGCCACCCAAACCGACTCTAGCAGACGAAGAAGGAGTCTTGCCGCTAGAAAACTTTTAACCTTACTCCGTTTTATCCCCCTTGTTGGCCCAAGGCGCTGGTTTAAAGCCATTACCTTGTGGCGGTGTTGAATTACCACCTGGAGGTGTTGTAGGCGGAGTAGGTGTATTAGTAGGTTGTCCACTTCCAATGTATTGATTCTCCCCCACACATAAAGTTCCTACTAACTTATTTTTGTCAGCATAACCATTTGTGCCTTTTTCAATACCAATCTTTGCACAGAACTCCATGCCATCCATGTCCTCAAGTCCATTGATGTTTCTTGTTTTCATGGCCTCTGGCGAAATGTCAGATTTAGACAACCCTTTGGCACTATCAATAATATCTTTGATGGTTTCTAATCCAATTTTTTTGGTATAACAAATACCAGTTTCTGGATCAATCCTACCGCCATCAAGCATAATATTTTGCCAAAATCTTCTTTTGTTGTATGGTCCACCCACTACAACAAATTCACATTCAATCCACTTCGTGCCACGCTCACTACTTTTAAACATTGGCTCTTGTGAATATTCTTTTAAAACTTCGCCACCCCTTTTAATAGTTAGGATTGTACGAGCAATAGTTCCAGCGGGAATGAGCTCAAAGTCTCCCCCACCACCGCCAGATGTTACGTTACTAAAATCAATCATTATTTACTCCCTTCGCTAGAATTTGGTGATGCAAAGTTTAATTTTTTATTAGCATCACGACCACTGATTTTTGTTAATAGTTTACCTAAATGAGGCTCTTCTAAAACCTCTAATTGACCAGACCTGTCTTTGGCTGGATAACCCCACTGATTTAGAGTTTGACATACAAATGCTCTATATGGTGGATGCTCGTCACCACCTGGCATAACTGCCATCGTGATAACCTCGTCAACAATACCTGGAAGTTCACGACCAGTTTTTGAGCCTTCAATCTGTAACTCAAAATTAGTCCTTCCATATTCGTCAACTTTTTCGTCAAGAATACCAACAAAGATAACATTCTTTGATCTGATGTGTTGTAAATGAGTAAGCCAACCCATCATCTCTCGACCTTGCATACCATATACTGCTCTTGTATCAACCTTACCCGTTCTATCAGATTTGTTATCTGGATGACCAAAGCAATATTGAAAACAAAGCCTACCAGCAACTGTAATACTATCGACAAAAATAGAGTCATACTTCTTCATAACTTCCATTTGATCGCCATACATCTGTGATACTCTTTGAAACTCAATTTCACTATAAGGTTGATCTGGTGTTAATGCTGGATTAGGACCACCAAGAAAACAAGCAAAATCTCTGCATTCTTCCCATGTCTGTGGGCGAATAACATCAATAGGCCAATTCTCAATAGCTGCGTCACCAGCTTCTAAATCCATGAACAAAGTTGTATCGGGATCAAGAGTACGGGCAAGAGTAGTCTTACCCACACCACTTGGTCCACACACAACAATCTTATGTCCACGCTTTTCTTTTAAACGCTCTTCAGCAGAAATAATTTTAAGAGCCATTAGCAGCCTCCGTAATATCAACTGAAGTACCTACAACTTGAACAGTTCTATGCTTTTGCAACTTATCCTTTATTGCAGGCGGTGCATTAGTATACTTACGCTCATCAATACTGTAAGTAATCTTTGCATAATGTTTAGCATCATCTTCAGACATCTCATTCATAAATGTTTGAACAAGACCCTCTTGATCCCAGGTAACTTTTTGTCTGATAGATACTTTAACTTTGTACTCTTCTTCGTTTAAAGTAACAGAACCAAAGTCTTTATTATCATCTCTTAACTTTTCTCTGGCTTCATTGCCAAATCTAAGTGCAAGCTTTTCATTCATATCAGCTTGTCTTTTCTTTAATGCCTCAAGCTGACTTTTGAGGTCTTCTCTATATCGGAAGACATCAGCCATAGGCATGGTCGTAAAATCTAAGTCCATAAATATTCTCCTTCTTGTTAAATTAAGCACTAGATACCTACAAGATAGGCATACATAACCTAATTGTCAACAAACTTTATTATTTTTTTTTGTAAGAAAGATGAATATCTATATTGTGTATAGCTTTCATCATCTTCATTTTTAACTTAAACTCTGGTGTTAATATGCCTTTTGCATCTTCGACAACCAGTTTAGAAAGACCATTTTCTTCTTCTAACAAATATCTAAAATCTGCTATGTAATTACAAATTTTCACATCATTAATTGATAACTCATACTTTATCTGTCGCTCTAATTGTGTAACGATACCAGCTCTTTCCATAGCTTTGAGTTGTCCCCACCTCTCAGCTTCCCATCTACTATCAAATGTTAATCCCATAGCTACAGTTTTTTTCGCAAAATATTTGTTGGTTCTTCTGTTCTTTTTGGGTATAAATGGGTATGAATAGGTCATGGAGGTAGTATAATGACAGACATATCAAAATTCAAGTCAATAGCTGTTGATATTGATACTTACAATAAACTAGAGTTGATTTGTAAAGAAGAGCGAAGAAACAAACGTCAACAAATAGGCTTAATGGTTGATAAAGAGTGTGAAAAATTAAATATTAATACTGAAAGTAAAGTCCTTGGATTAGGTGGACTCAATCGCTCTCATCCTTGAAATTAGGCGATTCGCTCTGTTTGGCACCTGTTTGTGCCAACGACTGTCTTCCATCTGAATTGCACATTCAGACCAGTTATTTTCTGCAAGTGCAGCACGAAACTTTTTAAATTTGGAAAATCTTGGACGACCAAGATTAAACATCATGTTCGCACAAATTTTTTGTGCCTCTTCTGGTAAATCATCAAAGTTAGAAAATAACTGTCTGCATTCAATAATTGTTATCTCAATGTCTGATTGAAATAACTCATTAACTCTTTCTTCATCTATTGCTGTACCAACAGGAAGTCCGTGTTCAGGGTCTGTCTCTCGAATCAAATGTCCGATTCCTAGCGTGGGTAGCTGAAGGTGGTCGAGGTATATTTCGTACTTCACGCCCTCGTCAATTTTAAGCTCTTCTCTTAGTTCATCTATGTTCACTGAAATAACTCCCCAAATCTTTCTTTAGGCAGACTTAATGGTGACTTTGGTCTACCTCTTGCAGCTATAGCCTGATCTGTTGGATTAAGGCCAAGTGCTGCACCTACGCCAGGTTGCGTAATATCTATACCACCCACGGCACTCACATTAGCTGCAGGCTGCACGTTAAAGGACGTTAAGTTTCTATTAGGCGTTGTTCTTCTTGGTTGCAGGCTGGGATCTTCAGGACCTACAGCTTGAGCCAATACCTGTCTTCCAACTCTAGCGATGTTATCTGCTGTATTCAAAACTTGATTAGCAGCGTCTTCAACTGTATTCGCAACTCTACTATTGACAGCTTCTCCGTTTCCGTCATTTCTACGAAGATTCTTTTGCATATCTACATATCTTCTTGCTACCTCTGGATTGCTGCCAATCTTATTAAAAATTTTAAATTTAATAATGTCTCTGTATTTGTTTATTGGATTAGATGTATAAGCAGCCGCAGCAACATTACCTTCTCTGCCAATATCATTTAAGAATTGCAAATCTTTACCAAACTCTCTTAAAGCTGTAACAGAGTCATCTCCTAAAATTGTTCGCAAAACATTCTGGTCAAAACTATCAAGATGTTTGAGCAGTTGATCAGCTGCTGCTTTGCTACTAAAAACATCACCATCAACCCTGGATAATATATCTTCAACTACAAATGTTCTGATGTCCTCTAAAGCCTTTGGATCTTTGTCAAAAAATTTCATAAACTTTTTTGCTTCATTTAATGAAATTCTTTTAGGCGTAGCCAGCACTTGAACGGCATCAATTGGGTCTAGTGTTCCTTCATTAAACTTTCTAATTATTGTTACTTCTTGTGCTTTTGCAAAAGCCTCTTTTGCATCAGCTACATCTTTTAAAGCTTGTACTAATGGCTTGTTTTGATCTGTAGCTCTTTTAAGTATTTGATCTACAGCTGCTTTGTCTATCTTATCTGTGCCTGCTCTTGATATTATTTCGCCTAACTTTTTGACTTCAGTCCATTGATCACCAAACAACTGTTTGCCTGTATCACCAAGTTTTTGAATGTGATTATTAAAAGCAGCACCACTAAACTTACCATTTGTAAGTTCTCCAAATTCATTTAAACCAGTCTTTTGTATGCCTTTTTCTAAATAAGTTCTACTTAACTCTCCTCTTAATAGTTGAGCTTCATCATCACCTAAAGCCTTAAATAACTGCTTTAATCTTTCTGGACTATCTTGTCTGATTACTCTGTCAAAAAATCTATCAATTTCAAATTTTCTTTTTTCTGTATTTTTACCAAAGTTTCTTAGTGATCTTATGACACCAAAAGTATCTAAATCCTCAAACAATTGTCTTTGTGTTTTATAACGAGTCATCACAGTTTCTCTTAATTTTGATGCTTCTGCTAACTTATCTTTTTGTGCTCTTGAAAGTCCTTTTAAAGCTGTAAGATCAGATAAATTCGTTCCTTCAACTAACTCATCTAAATTACGAATAAATCCATTTATCTCAGGACCTAACTCTCTTATAAATAAAGCATTTTCTCTAAAAAGAGCATCGTTAAATTGTTTTCTCAAAAGCACAACTTGTCTAAAACTTGCGTTTTCGCCCAACTCTCTAAACGCTGTAAGTGCTTGTTGCATCCGTGGTCCAGCAGTTTGCATACCACCAGCTTCTCTTATAATAGTTTCAAATTGTTTTTTTAAAGGGCCAGTAGGTATAACTTGAGCAGTCTGTGCATTACCTCTACCCTTAATATTTACAGACTTTAATATCTCATCTACTTGTGCAAAATCTGCAGCTATATCAGTTTCAAATCTTTGAAAAGCATTGTCTATTGATTTAAGAATTTGTTCGTTTATTGTTGCGTCATTTTTTGTAGCTTTTTGAATATAATTGATACTGTCATTTACAGCTTTCATAGCTGCATCAGAAGCCTCTCGTTGTGCATTTTGCAAATTTTTATATTGTGATCTTGATAAGTTTTCAAATCCCTCAGTAGCTCCAGCTGCAGAACCACTTGTGAATTTTTTTCTTAATTTAGCTGCTTTTTCTAATGCTGCAGCAATGTTACCTTCAATTCTGGTGCTATCTCTCATAACATTTTCAGCAAATTTTTGTTGATATGCAACCATACCAGGAGCACCTAAACGCTCTGCACTTGGAATAAATCCTTCGTCTAGTAATCTGTCTGCTCGAGCTAAATTTTCATCTTTAACAGTTTGTAATTTACCTGCTTTATCGGCTACTTTTCTAGTGCCTCTAACTAATGCACGACCAGCTTTGAATACAAGACCACCAGCTAACTCAAATGTGCCAGCTAATGCAGCCTCTGTTAGCACATCTTCTGCCACCTCTGATGCTTTCTGTGTCTGCACACCTAACAAACTTTCTACACCTTCTTCTAAGCTTTGACCAATAGCAGCACCAGCCGCAGCTCCAGCCGCACTTGTGACAAGTCCTGGCAATCCTATAATTGCACCACCAATAGCACCAACTGTTTCAGGAACAAATCCTGTTAAATCAGCTATATCACCAAAAGAAAATCCCTCGTCTTCAATAACAAGGTTTTGTTTGCCTTTTGGTTCAAGCCCTCTTACCCTTTGACCAGCTGGAGTAAGTGCTAGTCTACCAGCGGAATCTCTTGTAAATCCACCCATACCTACAAGCTTTGCTAAAATGGCCTCTTGATCTCTATCTGTTTCTCCAAATGAAAGTAATGCTCTAAGCCCAGAATCAGCACCAGTTTCGTAATCAAAGTTTTCATCTTTTTTTGTGCTTTGATCAACTAATTCGTCAAAAGAAGTTTGCTTTGTAAGAGTATTAAATTGAACTGCACGCAGTAAATTATCAACATCTTCATCGTTGTTTTCTAATGCTTTAAACGCTGCTAATCTCTCTTCTGGTTTAGAAAAAACATTAGTTTCCAAAGCTTTAAATAATGTTAATCTCTCCTCTGGCTTCATTTGCTATGCCTATGTGCCTTGAGCTTTAAATTTTGATTCATATGCCTCAAGTTCTTTTTGTTGAGTTTCAGATAAACCGCCACCAAAATCTAAGGTAACTTGTTGACCAGTTAGTCTGTTAAACATAGTTACACCTTGTTTTAATTTTCTTTCTTGAGTACCAATAATATCACCAAAAATTCTTTCAATGGCAGCCCTTAATTCTGCTGGGTTTTGGAAAGCTTTTAATTCACCAACAATTTGTGCAACTCTTGCTCTATCAGCATCAGAAATAGTTTTACCAGTTTCACCTAATATATCAGGAGCATATTTAGCTTGTATTCTATTAAGTATTAACTTAATTTTTCCTGTTGATGTTTGCTCATCCTTAAAGTCAACTCCAAACGCAGCACCTAAATTAGTTAAAGCATCAACTCCTTGCTTCCACACAGTAACACCACCAGGTGCCTCTATTGCATTTACTAAATCTCTAAACTCTGCCTTACCTCTATCAATATCTTTACGCATAGACCTAAAAGCATCTTCAACGGCACCTTTATCTCCCAAAAACGCAGGTTTTGTCGCTGCATCTGTCCCTTTGTAATTTCTATCTGGATATTGCACTGGAACATCAAACAGACCCTCTGCACCTTCAAACAAAGGAAGAGTACCTTTTGAAGCCATATATTTTTTGCCTAATTCTGGTGTTTTAAGTGCAGCTTCTAATACTTTGTTGTATTGACTGTCAGGAACAACCTCATAAGAATCTTGAAATTTTTTGTTTTCCATTAAAGCATTTAATTCAAAAGAATTTAACTGTAAGTTTTGAGCCTTATCCATATTAGCTGCAAGACCTTTAATACCACCTTTACCCTTTGGCACAATAACATAGTTCTTCCTGTTTCTAGCAGCAGCTTCGTCTTCTTTCTTTCTGCTAATAGCAAAAGCACCAGCCTTTGCTCTTATAGCTTTAGCTTCACTTACGGCTTTACTAAACTCAGGCATTGCTGCCTCTCCAGCTTCGCCAACAGATCCTAATATGTTACTAATATTAAAGCCTTTACCAGCTCTGTTCTGCATAAGTGCTAAACCAAATGACATCAAAGCTTGTTTAGTATCTGGCTCACCTGATATATCTAAGCCAGTAGCCTCACCGAATTCTTTAATGTACTCATCGTAATCCTTTGCTTTTATGCCAGGTCTAACCTCGTTCATTATGTCGTTCAATGACGACACAACAGCCTTTTTTGCTGGTGTGTCAACACTCTTTAGTGCGTCAGCATCGGCAAAATTTGCAAACTCTTCATCAGCAATATCAACCTCTTCGGCAGGTCCTTCAAATTTCTTTGCTTGTTCTTGAGCTTTATCTATATCAGCTTGAGATATGTCAGTTGTTCCAGGATCAAAAGCTGCTGCATCTGGTTGATTTTGACGAATTGTGTTTTGTATAGCTTGTTTAGCTTCTTCAGCAAGCTTGTCTTGTCCAGCACCTGTAAAAATATCCATGCCACTTATACCTGCTATTTTACCCATGTCAGGTTGACCAAATTCAAATCCAGACATTTGACCTGCTGTTTGTGCAGCTCTTCTTTTTTTGGCCGCATCACTTTCTTGCCCAAAAAATTCTCCTATACCTTTTGCAGCGCCTGGAATATTTGAAATTGTGTCATATATTAACTTTACGGGGGTTGCTATATCCCTTTTTATCTCATCAAATTTTGTGCCTCCAACGCCAAGTGTCATGGGGCCGCCTTTGCCAAAAAACTCATCTCTTGTTAAAGCACCAGTATTTGCACCTATTAACTCTCCAAGACCTCGTGTTGGTGGTTTTGTTCCTATCAACCTTTCGACTAAGGTTGGATCTACAGTCATTATTCCTTGGTTTCTAGGTGCCATGTCTAGTTACCTACTGTTCCTTTGTTACCCCCAAATGGAGCTATCTGTGATAATGTTGTGTATGCACCTATGCCTTGCAAAAATGGATTTGCAGCGGGTTGTGTGGCTTGTGTAAATGTTGACGGAATACTTGCACTTGGCATACCTTGTAGTAAGTTTTGACCTAACTGCAATCTAGTAAAAGGCTCTTGTGCTTGTTGTAGTAAGTTTGCTCTTTGTGCATCTAATTGTGCTTGTTGTTGTCTTTGTCTTAACGCACCTAGTTGTGTTAATTGTGATATATCTGCTTGACCTAAAGCCTGTTGTAAACGTCCAATATCGCTTGTTGTACCAGCTAAAGTTCCAAAAGCTTGACCAAGACCACCAGATAATCTTCCAGCCTCTTGTGATGCTTTTAAGGCTTGCCCAAACCCTTGTGATAATAATCTTGATAAAGTATCTCCTTTGACTTGTTGCAAACCTCTTTCTGTCTCTGCTCTTTGTACGCCTTCTCTTGATCCTCCAAAAGCCCCAGACCTGACTGCCGCAGCATCTGCTCCAGCTCTACGCATATCGGCCTGTCTGTCAAGTTGACGTAAGGCAACATCAATAACCTGTTCTTGGAATGGGTCTTGAAATCTTTGAATTGATTCGGGTTGTAAAAATCCTAAACCACTTGTTAATGCTTGTTGTGCCGCAAGTGTTTGATTAGCCGCACCTTGCAAAAAAGGTTGAGCTTGACCAACCATTTGCTCGCCTAATTCTGCTGCTCTAGCTGTAAGCGGGTCCATCCCAGCAATTTGCACTCCTGGCAGACCAAGAGGACGATCTAATAATCCTGGCGTAGTTTGTGCTTCACCATCAAAAGTGCCAAAAGCTGACTGCAATAGCCTTTTTTGCAGACCCTCTAAAAAGGGAGGTAATCTTTGTATATTTTCATAAGTTTGTACTGCCATTACGCCCTCGCCTCTAAATTACTCATCATGTCATAGGCTCTTTGTATACCTTTTCTTTGATTGCCGTCACCAAGTCCTTTAACAGCATCTTTTGTTAAAACAAACTCACCAGCCATAAGCATAGCTGGTACATCATCTTTTGTGCCAGATCCCTCAGATGGATCTATACCACCAGTTCTTCTTGGAAAGTTCATAGGACCACCCTCAGCCCTGTAAGTTATACCACCTAATTGACCTCCAGGACCACCAAACCCAAATGGTCTTTGTTGAAACTCTCTTTGTTGTTCTTCGTCATCATCTCCAGCTAATAATTGTGCTATTAACCCTGCTGTAAGACCTTCACCAACTCTTGTATTTAATAACCTGGCTAATAGATTATCATCACCAATTCCTGCCGATCTTAATAACTCGCCACTAAATGTTTTAGGAGTTCCAGCAATTCTTTCTGCAGCAACTTCAACTGGAGGCTTCGATCCCGTAGATGTGCCTGTCCCAACAGTTTGTTCGCTTCTTGTCATAGCTACTGGTAATTTTTCACCAGTTGGTGTAGAGCGAACATTAGTTCCTTCAACAGGTGTTTGTTGACCTGATAAATTATCAAATGCCATACCACCAATGCCAGCAAGTAAAGCATTTCGCACAGCATCTTTATTTTTGCCACCCATTAGCTTTGATGTTATTGCTCCTGTGGCTAATCTACTTACAAAGGGACTAAAACCTTGTCCAGCTACGGCAGAACCTATGCCAGGACCAAGAGCACTACCTATAAGTACAGGTGCTAAATCTTTTAGTAGGTCTCCTAAACTCATGCTTTATATTACCTTACTTTTCATAATTCGTCTATGTCTTTACCTTAATTGTTCCATTATCGTTAAATAAAGAACCTACTTCTAATCCTGTATCACTTGTTGGCAAGTCCGTCAAAGTAATCTTAGTGCCTCGAAGTTCACCAGGGTTTTGAAGTTGTGTAACTAATTGACCTAAACTTCGTACCATCTCGCTAAAATATTGCGGATCATATTCATCTGGTGGTAGTGAAAAATTTGGTGGTACTAATTGTCTGCTCATCTATCTCCATCCGCTCTCAAATCTACTCTTTGTGTGCCTAATCTCCAGTTAACACCTTGAGTTGTGCTTTCTACTCTAAGACCAAATGATCGACCTCGCAACCTTAAATGGTTTAATTCAGTTGTTGATGTCACTGTATTGGTTGACGTTTTTACAAAACCCCCATTTGGACTACGTTGTGCTTTTAAAGACAACACTGCTTGTTTGTTATCATTACTAATATTTGAATCACTATTGTCGAAGCTTATGTCGGGTATCATGCGTCTTAAAAACACGAACTGATCGCCGTCTTGCACATCTATTGGACTTGACTCAATAAATGATGTAAAGGCAGTTCCATCATTGTCATTACCTTTTTCATGGTTGTAAACAAGGTTAGAGTCTGTGGCCATTGGATATTGATACACACCTCTGTCTAGCCAAGAACTTCTAGCAAGACTACCAACGTACCAAATCTTTTGATCGTAGTTATACACAACATATTTATCATTTTCACCATTGCCACCATTTGCAATTGCATTAGTTTGTGACGGATAAAACCAAAAAACCTCTCCAAAAGCTGAATTAACACCTGCGTATATCTTATCAGACTGTGTTTCATTAAAATCTTTAAACACATGATCTCTTACAGAACAAGGTATAACTTGAACACGACCATCGTAAATATAAAATCTATCATATCCCATCCAAAATACTGAATCGCCAACGGCTACCGCACTGTTAAAACCTCTTACAGTTATACTACTAGCGAGTTGATTGATCCCAAAAGTAAAAGGAGGCCCTATAAACTGCATACTATGAACGGAGGTATCTGTTAAAATAATCATTTCTCTTCTTGTTTTGACTGCGGTAACAATCTCGGAGCCTGTTCCTATTCTTAAACTGCCTGCTGTGTTAGTTGCAGTAGGTGTCCAAAGAAAAGGATTTTCTTGAGAACTAAATCTAACTAACAATCTGTCTTGAGTTGAAGTATTTATAGGATTTGCACCAAAACAAATTACATGACGATCTCTTTCTGACACTATAACTTTTCTTGATTTAGTTGGCGCAGCGTCAGATAACTCTATTAAATTTTGTGCTCTTGAGCTAGTGCCTAATGTTTTATCCCAGTAAAAAACAAATCCATCTTTCTCATTAAATATTAAGTCTTCACCAAAGTTATCTTGTGACCACAGTCTTAAGGTTCCACCGCCTACAACCTCTGATGAAGCAGAGCCCCAGCCATCTGCACCCCATGTACCTGCGCCCCATCCAGAGCCTGGAACAACTGTATTAAGGCCTATATTAAGCTGATATTCTGCATCTGCACTACCCGCACTAGACAAAGCAGCTGCGGCATTTGCAGACAATGTTATAGTATAAGTTCCTGAGGTCGGAACAGTCTTAATTTCATGTTCTATGTTAAGTTGTGTATTTAGAGAAGTATCGCCAGTTTGAGCATTACTAAATGTAACAAAATCTCCAACCAAAGCTCCGTGAGAAGCGTCATTTACAGTTACTGTTGTACTATCTGTTGCAGAAGTAAATGTTATTGCCATTATGATTCATCCGTAAAATCAGTTACTGTTATGTTTGTTGGCACCACTGTTGTTTCTATAGTCACAGATCCTAAAGCGCTTACACCTGCTGGTGTTGTTTCTTGTTGAGTTACAGTTCCAAGTTCACCAGTTGATGTTACACCTGTTGACGATACAGGAGCGAGAGTATCATTAGCCTGTGCATTTACTGTAACTGTGCCAATTGCACCTGTTCCAGCGTTACCAGAAGATGTGGCAATTACTGTCAAACCATTTAAATCAAAAACAGTTACGCCGCTTACTACTTTTCTCCTTAATGGTGTAATATCATTGAATGATTCAGATTCCTCTATATAAAATTTAATTTCTGTGCCTAATCCTAGATAATTATTGCCCTCTAAGTTTGCCCAAGCGTGAAGTGATCTTGAAGTGCCTAAAAAAGTAGATTCACTATACTTCTCCCAACCACCTAATTTCTCAGGAAAACCGAATCGAAATCTAACTAAATCACAATCGTTCCAACCACCTTTGTTTGAGTAAGACGTTGTCTCTTTGTTTATACCTGGTCTAAATTTTAAACTTGTTATAGGCATTTAATTATCCACTTTAATAAAATTAGAGTTAATTATAATTCTTCTTTTGTGTTGACTTGGTGAATGCCCAGAGTGCATTAAATCTCCATCAAAAATTACTAACCTGTTAGGTTTAGGCGAAACGCTTTCTTGTATCTTACATTTATCATTATAATCATTTTTTGTTACATTGTAAAACACAGTGTCACCATCTGATTGATTTATATAAAAAACACAAGCTTTATGAGGAAATGCAAAATCTTGATGAGCCTGATGTAAAAAATTATTTTGCGACCATGTCACCATGTCTGCCCTTGCTCTTAAAACTTTATTGTAGTCTATGGTATCCATTATTTGACTTATAAAAGGTTTTACAAAATGTGACAATTGTGTGTCTGTAAGTCCATTTTCTTCATGAACAAACCAATGTGTGAAACCAAAATCTTGAAAAACATTGTCTGCCTCCTCATTATTATATGTTATATTTTTATTAAAATACCAAGGAAACTGATCTGATTCTAAAGATTGTTGCATCTCTTTGAAATAGGTTTTGTGCAGAAAATCATCTATAACTTTAAAAAACATTATTCATACTCTACAAAATTCAAATTTATATTCACCCTTACTTTAGTATCTGTTTGTGTTACAGAACGATGTTTAATACTTCCGTCAAAGATACACATTTGATTAGCAACAGATTTCATAATACTGCCATCTTCAAACTCTGTATACCCATCATTAGTGTTTAAACTAAATAGTCCTACCTTATATTTATCTAAAGTTGAATCATCTATGTGAAATTTGTGTTTAATATTATGATCTTGTTTTGTGTATAAATTAGCTTTCGCTCTTACTAAAAATCTTATAGGCAAAGGATTGATAATAGGTGTAATTATTTGATTAAAATATGCACTTTGTATGCCATCCTCATTTAAAAAAGTGTGATTAAACATAAAACCATGAGTGTCCTTATGAAAAGCAACGTCTGGAGTATAGTACCAGTTAAAATTACGAGACAATTGTATTAAATAATATATGTCATCAAAAGTTTTTTTATCCAAAAAATTCTCAATTAGCTTCATTTTAACTCATGCCACCTATGTTTTTTGTTATCAAATATATCTTCTTCAAAACCTACTTTGTTTACAATATCAAGTGCAATAGTAATTCTTTCTTGTTGTTTTTCAACACGACTTGTCTCATGGTCAACCCAAGAAGGAAAAAAGGTTAA